ACGTATAGTGTGCGGTTCTCATCATCAACAACGCTATCCGCCCATGCCGGAGTAGTAGGAGTTGGAGGAATGACTACAGGTGGCGCCCACGGTGTGTCAGCTACTTCAGATACCTTTAGCCCGCCGGCAATGTTTGCATCAAAGCTGCTGACCGTCTGGTAGTATTGCTGACCGCCTACGGTGGTGATGCCTTTGATAAGGAAGTTCTGATTGAGAGGGAAGCGCCGTGCATCTGCAGGCTGACTAGGGTCATTGAGGTTGCGCAGATAGAATCCTTCAGCCTGTGCGTACACAGTCTTTTGAGGAATCTCAGTGCGGTTGCTTAACCACTCAGGCTGAGGTGGAGGAGTAGGGTTATTGAAGTGGTTGATAATCTCAGTAGCGCGGTTCCATATCTCCTCAACAGGAAGGTCTGCAGGGCAGACTGTACCGGTGAGTGATACATCTCTGTGCCGGATAGGACGCGTGACACCAAAGTTCTCACGGAGCCATGCTACAACGTGCGCGCTATTCTCAATGACTTGAGCATTACGGTATCCATTGCGCCAATCTCCGTGATGCTCCATAGAGATAGTCCTGAGGTTTGATTCCCAGTTACCATCACACCATGCAGTATCATTGAAGTTCACACACTGGAATGCCTTGATGTCAGCGCGGTCAGTAATGACAAGGTGAGATGACGCGCCTCTACCTGACTGGTTGAATACAAGCACAGCACTCTCAGCAGAGCCTACCACGTGGTGATTACTATTGCGTCCGTCACGCTGTACGCCTTGACGTCCTACGGTGAAGTTGTTAGGATGCGCTCCCCTCCACTGGATTGATGGTGCTGGTACTTTACCCATGATGTCGTCCTCCGTTATCCTTATAGTTTAACACATATGAATAGCAGCTTGACACTGCAGACTTCAGGTGGTACCACCGGCTCTGCAGGCGGTTCATTCTGAGCCTTCTGTGGTTCAGGTGCCTTCTCAGGTGTTACTGGTTTTGCTGGTTCTGATTGCTCTCTAGGGGGAAAAAGAGTGTCCTCTTGACCCTCATGTGATACATCTTCAGCCTGCTCAGCAGGCGCCGGTTTATCCACTATCTTGAAGTTCTGAGTATAGTAGTCCCTTACAATCTGCCGGTTGCCAAAAGGTGTCTCAATGTTATAGGTGTTGAGGAACTGGATAACACAGTTGCTGCCTACCGGTACATCAGCCGGTAGTAAACCTATACGCCGTGACGTACCCTCAAGGTGCTGAGGCGCGCTAATACCCTTGAAGATGTCATCACCTTCATCCGTTTTGATAACGCCTCTGTAGTCCTTACAGAATACCTCACGCAGAATCTCCACGCGCCCCTTGTAATATATGTCACCAAAGAAGATGCCTGATACTTCCTGACCAGCATAGTATTCAGCCTTGTCAGTAGCTACCGGTACCTTGATGTCCACGGTAGGAATAGGACGGAGCTGATAAAAGATAAGTGCAAACAACGCCAGCAGCGCTATTGTCATGGTCGCTAAGAATGCAGCATCTATTGTGCTTCTGTCAGATGGTTTTCGCAGTATGTATTGTCTAATTGTTTTGAGCATTATGCAGCCTCGTTTTAGCTTGTTGCTGCCTCCGCGCAGCTTGTGCCACTGAATCTATGTGTTCACTGACGTCAAACTTGTGACGGATATATTGTCTCCACCCACCACTAATAAGTATTATGCCAATTAACACAAGCGCTGTCACCATACTAATTACCTGTTCCATTAGAGTTGCCTCTCACTGACAATACACCTTTAACTTCATTTAAGATGTCAGAATTATCACTAATTACGCTGGTACTTGATGTGACTGCAGTGGTGGAATCTTTGATTGCTTCAGTACCTTTGTCAATGGCTTGCACGGATTGTATGGCTATAGTACGCATGTCAGCCTTATGCTCCTTAGCAGTTTGGTAGTCGCGCCAAATGAAGTAAAACAGTAGTCCTATAGGTAGTCCAAATTGATTTACTAACGCGCCTAAGTCCATATCTATTTTACCCTTTTTTTATTGCTGTATACAATGTCCTGAATCACAGGGTCATCTTTTAATTCATCTGTTAGTATGTTACCACAAAAACCACAAGCGTCATTGCGTGATGTGACCAGTCCGCAATACTGACAGGTATGACAGTGGAAGCAGACTATCAGGTAGACGCCATCAGGGAAGCTGTTGCCACACCATACGCACTGACAAGTAGCCACGGTCTTAGGGACCACCTCCATAATCTTGTCCTGAGGCACCGGCTCCGGAGACTGCACCGCTAACCGGCGCTTACGGCGGTTCTTCTCACTAGGATGAGGTGCTTCTAGTGTATTCCCTTCGTAGTATATAGAGCGTCCAGTTTGCATAATTGTGCCGTTCCCACCGTTGAGGTGCTTCTTAAGTTCTCACTGAGCTTAATTATAACGTAAGTGTAATCAGTTGTAACAGGTGTCTCAAAGTATTCCCTGTAGCGCACGTTGTCCTTGTTGAGCAGCGTTGTTAGGTCAAGCTTGATGTCTACCTTACGGTTAGCATCTGCAGCCTGATTCAGGTCTATCTTACGGAAGTATGCCGGCTCATCAGTAATAAGTGTGGGGAACTCTGAGCCTACGCCTATCCACTCCACTATCCGGTCACCTGAAGCCACCCCTGCATCAAAGGTAAACTTGAGATGTACAAACAGATTCTCAATACTGAGCGCATCTTCAGGAGGCACAGGGTATGCATAGAACTTGTCCCTGCAGAATGCCACGTTGCTCAGCGTAGCAAGCCTAAGGGTGAAGGGATAGAAGTGGTTTTTAGATGCAATTTGTTTCATAGCTTTACGTCATAATCATGTTTAGTTATCCGGAATGAATCCTCTGAAGGAACTGCACCGGTGCTGCTTCCGCCGTTGAGGTAGCCGGCACTTACCCAATAGAGATGCACGAACACCTTATTGACCCATCCGGCGTCAGTAGGCTGTGGTAGGTCAGTACCTGTGAACTCTATTGTAAGCGGTAGAGCGCCTTGAATAAACTTGCCACGTGCCACAATCTCAGCATCAGTCATAACTCCGTCCGCGCTCAGCGCCATATAGAAGCCTACATCATAGCCTAGTGAGTGACTGCACAATCCGTCTGGACCGGCATCACTGTATATCTGTACTCCGAAAAACTCTCTGTTCTCAAAGATGATGCGCTTGTTAAACACAATGAACTTAGGCACACGGTACTCAAGCACCACGCCAGTCACTCCTAACGGTGATAGGCAGGCACCACCACCGGCACCACCACAGTAATAAAACCATAGATAAGAAGCCTCAACCATAGCATCAGGTCTGCCCTTGTTCGTGCGCCCACCTTCACTCATGGCTTAGCCATCCTGACCAGACAATCAAGCTTGAATGTATAGAGGTGCCAGTCTGCCGGCGCCCCTACATCAAGGTCAAAGCCAATGATAAAGCCGTCCTCATTGTAGTCACTATCACCGCGTCTAGGGATAAGTGGCATGAGATTAAGTCCATCTATCAGGACCGCCTCTGCAGCGCCATAGCTATAGGCTGCACTCTCTCCGGTGACCTTCTTCCAGTCCTCAGCAATGCGTGTCTCTGTGTACGTTGATAGTCCCAGTGCTGTAATGGCATCAGTATCAAAGTCACCCTTGAAGATGCGTAGCGTGGTAGGAGTGACGTTAGAAGCCTCACCCTGCAGCGTTAGCTTAGCAGAGATAATGTCACCCTTGAACGGTCTTGCAAAGCGAACCATGCCACCATTGCCGGCACCTGTCTTGATAACTGATAGGTCACCGGTAATGTCGCCATCATTGATAAAAGTATTCCCTATGCGGAAGTTATCATACCAGTTTGCTCTGAATGGAATTGCTCTGAATCGTTGTGCCTTGTCGCCTATCATAGCCCTATTATAGGCTACTTACGTCAGTCAAGTATAACTACTTGAATATATTTCTTGTCGTTAAGCTGGTTGCCGTTCTCATCACGCTGGATACCATAGATTTTATCAAGCTTATCCTGAGCATCTTGTTTGCTCTCAGCCTCAATAGTATCTTCAGTCCAGTCATCAGCGCTGCCTTTAGATTTATACTTGTATATCATATGTCCTCCTATACCCTAAACTCTGTTATTGTGATTAACGATTTTGTAATAGCTCCAAAGAGACGTGTACCATTGACACCGTTGAAGGTCACGGTGCTTGCTGAGTTTGTGCCAACACGTATCTTGAATGTAGTTGCTGACGTAGTGCCTGCGACCATCAATAACCTTATAGACATGGTTCGTGGGATGAATGTTGCACCATCATCAGCAAACTCAGGGGTAGCGTATAAGCCGTTACTAGTTGTGTCTTGAAACAATGCAGCTATCATATTCACACCTGATGCTGAGGTTGAGACTAATAGAGTAGCCTCAATAAGCAAGATGTTAGTAGTACTCTTTGGTGTGATTGCCTGTGTCATGAACTCTGTACCCTCAGTGTTCTGAGGTATCGTGTCATCTTGAGGTATGGTGGTTGTGCCTGTCGCTACAGATGGATAATTAGTGTAAACCTTTTGTACAGCAAACCCTGCAGCAGCCTTCTCCCATGTGATATTACTGTTCAGTATGTGACGTGTGAGGATGACACTATCAGCTATGCCAGTGCCGTCATTGAAGCTAGCATCATTAGTGCCTAAGATATTCCACTTAGAAGCAGACGGCTGCTCTCCAAAGACTACTGACCATACTTGATAACTCATACTGCTGCCCTCACATCCACTACCTCAAAGCCCTCTTTTTGCGCCTTGATGTGAGCTGGAATAATTATGTTTGTTCTCTTACTTAGGCGTAAGGCTATTGTATTGAGGTCTGATTCAGACGGAAGCCGGTTTGTAATGACACCCTGTTCCTCCTCCAATAATATACTATTCTGACCACAATAGCATCTGAAGCCTAGTGTACCATCTAGGCGGACGCGTGAGCCTTCAAGCCCACTGCTATAGATTCCGTTAGGTCCGTCCTCACTAGCAACAGGTTCAGCCTCTGTGACTTTACCATTCTTACCAATGTAGGCAATGATGCGACCCTTACAATTATCGCTTAAGCAATGAACTTCTTGAGCTATCTCACCTGAGAGCAGGCGCCCATACTGTTCACGCATCTTAGGGTCCGGAATGTTCCGGAGCATATCTTTGACTAGATTATCCTTGTGTACCATGCGTGCCTCCTATGGTCCTATAGGGTCATCACCACCAATGGTGCTAATCCCTATCCTAAAGTATTCTTGTTGAGTGCGTTGTGCTATCATAATTTTTTGCCTAAAACCACTACTATTAAGGATACCATTGATGCGCGTTACAAAATAGGTGTCATTAACCTTGCGGTCACGGTAGCTTATTAAGTCACCTATCTGCTGGTGTGGCATACCCTTGACAAGCAGGTTACGCACTGCCTCTACCCCTGAGCGGTCAGCAAGTATCATCTGAGCAATAGAGTTAGCAGCGCCCTCATCCTGAATGTAGTCATTGTCAATCTTAAAGACACGTTCATCAAAGCCCTCATTGTTTATACCTACAGAGGCATCATCCTGAACACGGATGAATATGTCATTAGTCACCTTAGCCGGACGCGCCCATAGCTCAAGCTGAGTAAGGTATACCGGTATATCTGCAGTGTTCGTGAACACCATCTTGAATGATGTGCTGAACTGGTCTGTGCTGGTGAGAGAGATGTCTGATGAATAGGTATCACCTGAACCGTCCTGATTAGCGTTAGTTGCATATAGTGATGTCGTAGCGCTGGTGATGTAATCAGGGTCATCAACAGTGGTAACCGGCAGGTCACCATACTCATCCTTGAAGTTAGCAAACACTTCAAGCGTTCCATTAGCAGGAACCTCTAGCGCGCTAGCTGATTCCCATAGCAACTGATTAGCCTGCACTGCACGCGGTCTTGATGTAATCTCTACTACGTTTATAATCTTATCCTCATCAAGCGTGTCAGATTCAATGACCGTACCGGTATCATGAGCAAAGCTCAGGGTATGGTCATTCCAGTTAGTACGGTTGATGAATCGTATAACACCTTGCTCATCCATAAACAGTGAGCCTAGCTCTGCCTCAGCAATCTTCTTGAGCGCATCACCTAGCTTACTGTCCTTCTTGAAGTAGGCAAACGGTATAGTAGTGGTGCCATAGTCAAGCTCAAACTGTGATGTCAGTAAGCCGGCTGCCTGTAACAATGCGCTGATAATCTCATCAGTCCGCATGTCCTCATAGATAATCTCCTCCTCAAGGGTGATATTGTATATGGACCTCAGGAAGTCAATGCAGTGAAGCTTCACTGTCTTACTCTTTTCATCAACCTGTGGACGGCTCTCTGTGATGCCAATGAATACCGGTATATTCTCTGCACCGTGAAAGCCTAAGAACAGCTTGATAGGACGCTGTGCCTTCAGGTAGCCATAATAAGGACTGGAAGTATTCTCAGGCGTGAAGATGTCATCATGGTTATCAAGTACAATGTCAGCCATTGCCATAGTCAGTGCGTTAGTAGGAGCCTCTGATTCACGCGTATACTCCATAGTCTTGAGCCGGTTGGTGAAGTCAATATAGTCATACTTATCCCACTCCTGAATAACGGAGTTGTCGCCGGCAATGATGTCATCACCCCCAATGGTAGATTCACCGATAGTAAAGAAGGTAATGTTATCATCAAAGTTTTTTAGTATGCTCATTAGGACACGCCACTGCATGCCTCTGACTGGACCGGTTGCCTTCTCAACAAAGGTATTGCTAACTGATTGCATACTGTTCCTCCAGCGTGATGCTGAAGTCTTGTATGCGTTGTCCGTTCCACTTAGGCACCTTATCACTGATGCTCATGAAGCACGGCACAAACAGACCTCTGTTATTGACAATCAACATTAGCATGGTGTCCTGACTGAACTGTTTATCATACTTAGCACGGATGAGATTGTACTCAGCCGGCGTCAGGAAGTTCCACTTAATCTGCCACTTACGGCGGTTGTTGTAGTAGTCCACGTAAAGCTCACCACTGAGCGTGATGTTCTTTGCAAGGTTAGGGTCAGTAATCTCAATAAGCTCACCGTAGTCAGGCAGCAGAAGCTGGTCAAGGTAGATGGTCTCATACTCATTCTGATAGCTGGTAGCAGGTTCATTCAGGCTCATAGTTCAATCTCCGGTTTACCTTTAGCGCGTAGCTCTTGATTCACAAGACCTATACCTTCCTTGAATATATCACGGAACTCTGATGATGAGCGCGCCATGATACCGTCCATCTGCATAGTGAGGTATGTGTTCCCACCATTTGCTGCAAGATTGCCACTAGTAATATCTCTAACTGTAGATTCAATCCGGTCAAACAATCCGGTATAGCGGTCAAGGAAGCTGAGAGGTAGGACTGCCTCATTGCCAGCCTCACCAATGATAGCGCCCATAGGACCTGTAGCAATACCACCAGTAGCAAGCATAGGAAGCTGTGGCATAGAGAATCCCTTGCCTCCAATTCCAGGGACCCAATCAGGAGCCTTGAATGATAGCTTACCTATGGTGTTATTCCACAGGCTAGCAATGGCGTTGAAGGCAGCCTTGAACGGTGCTGACATGACATTGCCTATGGTACCCAATGCCTGCCCTATCTTTGCCGGCAATCCCTTGAACCATTCCACCACATTGTTGATTATGTTCTTGACGTTCTCAGGCAGCTTAGCGAACCAGCCTATGATAGTAGCAACCATGTTGATGAAGCCACCTACTACGTTGCCTATCCAGCTAATGAGGTTAGCAAACCAGCCTATAAGAGTGGCAATGATATTGATGACAAAGCTTATCACCTGAATCACTATGTTGAGGACGTTGATGAACAGCCATATAGCAACCACCACCACGGCTCCTATGATAGCCCCAATGACCCCTAGTGCAATCATGAGCGCAGGGTTTAAGGCATTCCATAGTTTGAGTACAGCCTGCCATATATTCATTAAGGCAGGGAACAACATAGTCCAGATGGTAGTAGCTAGCGCAATAATAGGAGGCATCAAGAACTCAAACACTGCCTTGAGGATATTAAACACTGGTACCACCATTGAGGCAAAGAAGCTGACCAGCTTCATGAAGCCATCCCATATCTGAATAGCGCCATCACGTATCTTAAACAGCCAATCAATAAAGCCACTATCCTCTGACATTCCGAAGATGCCACCCCTAAAGTCGCCAGTAATCAGTAGTCGCACAATCTCATAGAAGCCCTTAGCTGCATCCTTGATACGCTCAAAGACCTCAACGCCTACCTTCTTTGCAACCTCAAACCATTCACCTAGCTTATCAAGGTATGGCTGAATCTTCTTTTGTGCAGCTTCCCATCCACCCATCTTGTCTATAATTTTGTCAGCTACCCATGCAACGCCGGCGCCAATGGCTGCTAGTGCTGCAAGGTAGAGCAGAGTAGGAGCAGCAGCTATTGCCATTGCAATCAGGGCAGGAATCATCATACCTAAGATAGCGCCTACTAGAAGCTTGACGGTATCCATGTTTTCACTAATCATCTTCTTGAAGTATTCTAGGAAGCCTCCAGCCTCCTCAACCTTTGTGAGCCACGCTCCAAAGACTTTGACCAATGGTGTCAGTGCAGCCATGATAAGCTCACCTACGCCCTCCTGCAGGTCACCAAACGCATTCTTGAGCGCGGTTATCTGACCCTGTGGTGTATCACGCAGAGCCTCATTCACGTTGCCGTAGTTCTGTCCTAAGACCTCAACCAACTTAGCAGCCTTCTCAGCCTCTGTGCCGTTCTCAAGGACCTTCTTCTGGTTCTCATCCAGTGTCACACCATAACGGCTCAAGGCGCCCACGTTGCCGGTCAGCACCTTACCTACTAAGTTGTTGATAGCCACCATGTCCTCAGCCGTGGCGTTGTGACCCTTAAGCTGAGCAACCATGTCAGCCACCTTAGGCGTCACCTTCTCAATGGTCTTGCCCTGCAGGTTGAAGGTAGCAAGCTGTGACATACCTGCCTTGATGACGTCATCCTCAATAACACCTATGGCTTGCAGGTGTGAGGCTTGCTTCTCAAGAGACTTGACGTGTTCCTCAGTAGCACCTTTGACGTTCAATAGGTTAGTGCGTAGCTTAGTAGTCGCTGCAGTAGCGTCATTGTAAGCATTAACCGATTGCACACCAAACGCAACAACTGCAGTACCCACTGCAGCAATAGCGAACATGAACTTTTCAGATGCAGCCGTAGCTCCAGCCCAATGTTTAGAGACCTTATCTCCGAACCCTGCCACCTTTTTATCAGCATTATCAAGGGTACCATTGAGCTTCTTGTCATCTATGTCTAAGTCATAATGTAATGCGCCTACTTCTTGTGACATTGTGTTATCCGCCTAGCACCTTTTTTACTTTGTTCATATCAGTCGCTTGATTATTATTACCTGTTCTGAGTATATCAGCAGGGTCCTTACTTGCATACTCAAGCGTTTTGATGAACTTATTGCGTGCGTCCTTTTTGATGTGCGGAAGCAATCCAATACGCGCCATCATTAGATAGCCCCTGCTCTGACGGCGGTAGCCTTCTGACAGTAGTGAGAAGAATGTCTTAGCATATTCCTCCATGACGTCCACGCGCTTATAAGCAGGGTAGAATTGCATGAAGTCAGAGACTGCAGGCACTAAGCGCGTTACTCTTTTTTTGAGGAGGAGACCTCTATACCTTGCTTTTTTAGTTCTGCCATTTGCTCAGGCATACCCATCTCCATGATGAGTGTAAGCAGTGACATGAGCTGACCGGATACAAGGGTAGCATCCGTAAGCTCAGGGATGAACTTCTTAATTGCAACTTCAAGGTCAGCAATGACTTTATCCAGTTCTTCCTCAGATAAGTCTGCAGCCTTCTGCATCCGTGTGCCAATCTGAGACAGGCGTAACAGGTCACCTGTCTTAGGTGGCGCCACTTCAATAAGCTGGTCCTTCCACTTAATAGTCTTTGACTGCGGTTGTAGCGCATCAAGGTCTAATACATCACTCATATTGTCGTCCTCCGTTAGATATTCTTACTTAAGTTACTAGCTGACTGTTGCTGGTCCTACGTGACCCAAACGGCGTCCAGTACCATAGGTCTCATCAACAAGCGCGTGCATTGTAATCTCTACAACCTTCTGCTCATCAATGCGCATAGGCAGCTCTACGTTCTCAGCAGATACAGCCTTGTACAGAACCACGTCATCAGACTGGTCACTGTCAGCATTCTTAAGAGGGTGAATGACCAACTGACCGGCTTCACTGCGGAGGCTAGCGCCTGCCTGTGAACCTAAGTCAATACGGTCTGCAGCAGTACCATCAACAGAGCTAGTCTCTGGAATGGCAACATCAAGGCTGCGGAAGTTAGGCTGTGCAAGGGTGAAGTTCACCAGCACACGGTTACCAGTAAGCACCTTATCAATAGGCGTCTCACCATAGCGGTCCACTTTGACGTCCTCAAAGTCGCGCTCAACGGTTAGTAATACACCACCAGTGGTGTGACCCAAGTCTACACCCTTATAGGTGATGCGACACGGACCTGCAATTTCTGCTTCATTGATATCCATAGCATTATTCTCCTGTTACTTTTTTACCCTTAAGATATATGGTTAAGGTTTCTACATATGAATTGTACACTAAGCCTAAACAACTTGCCACCCTCAAGGTCACGGTCCGCATCAGTGATATTACCTAGCGCCCTGCTTAGCTCAATCCACCAGTTATTAAGTGCGTAATGATGACGTCTGTGGAGGACCTCATATACTGTCTCAAGTTTAGCATAAGCACGGTCAGTATGTGGAGACCTATACCAAAAGTCAAACACTGGATATTCAATATCAATGTACTGGTGTGGTGGTGGTGAAGGGACCGGCACAATCAGCAGGTACTCCTCAACACCGTCAGGGACTTCACCTACAAAGATGGTCCTGTCACTAGGAGTATCAGTGGTAAAGATTCCTATACCCCTGTTCTCCATCTCCTGTGCAATCTCTCTAGCTAACATACTCATAAGTTTAACGCCTTTGCTGCTTCATCAATATACTGACTACGGCGCCCTAGCACTGAGCTAATAGCGCGCCTAAAGAAGCCGGAGCCTGTGCCGGCGGTAGTGTAGTTATCAAACTTCTTAGTAGGAGCGCCCACGCCGGTCTTGCGCTGTCCCACTTCCTGAGTGGCTGCATACTCTGCATTAATCTCCACGCGGTGATTGCCCTTGCTGTTACGGAAGGACCGTGCTGATGCCTTCATGCGCCCTGTCTTAACCGGCATACCAGAGGTAGACTTAAGCCCACGCTCAAGGTCAATAGCCATATGACCGGTGACCATATCCATAAAGGCGTCATTCTTGCGCAGGAAGTCTGCACGCTTGCTAGTAAACTTAGGACGGTTCACGATACCTGCCTTTGCTTAGTGACTTCACACCGGATGAACTGAACTGTGTTATCAGTCAGTAGGCGCTTAGCTCTAGTGACACGCTCAATCTGCATAAAGCCCTCATCAGGGTGATACCATACTTGTCCGCGCTCTACGTCAGTGCCAGCATCAAACCAGAGGATGCCATCAAGCAGGATGTCAGTACGGTTCTGCGCACGGCTGAAGGAGCTGATGTCACGGTAGAGACAAGCCACTCCGTCACCTGCAGTCTGATATACCCTGTCACCATACTCATTAACCACCTCACTCCTGAGGTAGGCTGTCTCAACAAGTTTGCCGTCCAGTGATATATCACCCATGCCGTTATCCTAAGTCTATGCTTTTACGTGATTCAATCAGTCCGCTAATGAAGGGGTCCTCAGTAGCTACCTTATCAATAATCTCATTAGGGTTCCTGTACGTGACTGAGTGACCCTCTAGGCTCTCAGACTGTACATTACCTACTGCGCTGGTCTTGCCGGCTTGTAGCACGTCTGCAGCTATCCTAGTGGCTGCTAGCTGGATGTCTTGAGGAATGGCACTATCATACTCACTGAACTTAGCAGTGACCGCTATACGCCCATTGCCTGAAGGGAATGAACCATAGCGCTTTACCAGCTCATTCTTGACCGTCTGATTCTGTGGTTCAGCCACATAGTCAGTGAGATTAGTCAGTGTACTATTTACATCATGCTCATTGTCCACACTCTTAACAGCCGTGATAGCAGTACAGGGGTCTATATCAACCGTCTCTGAACCACCATCAAAGTAACGTGTAGATTCATCCACCTCGTAAAAGGTGCTAGCTAGCACACGGTCCAGCCATAGCCGGATAGCCGGTAAGAGTGTGGTCAAGAAGGTTACCTCATCAGCAGTAAGGGTACGCTGCAGGTATTTCTCTATGAGTGTTTGACTTGAGTATTCTGTGACTGCCATGACCTGCGCTCCTTTGGTGTCTTTATATTACCGCACTCAACGCATTGCTTACCACCGTTTGCCATCTTGACATAGGCATGTCGTCCGGTTTGCCTGACGCTCTGACACCTAGTAAACGTAGGTTTAAGGATAGCACTGTGATGAATGTCGTCTCTATTAATCATAATCATATTGTAGCACTAGCGCGCTGCACTAAAAAGAGCCACTTCATTCGTGGCTCTTTAGAAAGGAGGGTGAGCGGTAAGTCACGCTCTAGTATCAGCTAGTTATCTAGGATACTGTACCGGTTCCAAGTACAACGAACTTGCCAGCGTTACCCTTAGGTAGCTTGCCAAGCATACGGACAACAGCGCGCATTGCGGTACCGTCCTGAGTTGCAAGGTTGAAGTCGTTACCTTCGCTATCTTCAATAGTAGCTTCAGTAAGTTGCTTCAGAGCCATACCACGCTTGTTGTACAAGACGTAGTTCTTGAGGTCACCGTACACTGCAAACGCGTCATTTGCGGTTACTTCGTTAGATTTAGGAAGAACCCTAGTGAACACAACCGGTGTACCCCATGGAGTAGTAGGCGTGTTAGGGTTTGGCTGGAAGTAGTACCCACCGGTACCAGCACCGCCACCACCGTCATACTTAGTTTGCGCAAGGCGGAACCAAGTCTCTTTACGCATGTACCATTTTGCGTTTGACGTATCATTGTCATCCTCACCAGCACCTTCAGCACTTAGGAGGTCATCCCATGTGATTGTAGTACCAGCACCTGAGACTTGCTCAGTGATAACACCGGTAGTGTTAGTGATTCCAGATGTAGCGTGAGTAAACACAACTTCATCAGCCTTCTTAGCGTAGGCGCGTGTAAGTTCTTTGGTAACCAAGTTCCAGAAGTCAATAGCAGCATCTTCTGTCAGCTCATCAGTTGAAGGAACAATGACCGCGTATTTCAGCAAGTCAGTAAGCTGTTTGGTGAACTGCATTTTAGCACCGCGCTTAACGCCGGCTTCAGCAGTTTCGTAGAACTCAAGACCGCTATCCAATGATAGGAAGCGTACAGCGTTGCGGTCAGTCTGACGGACGTCAGCGTTCGCAAAGGCAACACCGTAGTTAGGTAGGTTTTCGTAAACCGTGGTGTCAAACTCAGGGTCAGGTACTAACGCACCGCCATCTTCAACATCACCTTCGTTAGCGTATCCGGCTTTTTGACGTAACGCCTGAGCCAGTTTGTTGTAGCGCTTGACTTCCGTCATGTCGCCATCAGCAAGAGCTTTAGCTGCCTTGAACAAGCGCATCTCTTTGCTGTCCTTAGCCATCTCCTCAGAGAACAAGCCCTTAGTGATACCCTTCTGTACAGGGTCATCAGCCTTGTCAGCAGCGTCACCGCCCTTGTCAAGGTCTTTCTTTTTAACATCTTCAAGCTTAGCTACGACTGCATCAGCAGCTTTAGTAGCAGCAGCGTCTGCAGCTTTTTCAGCAGCAGCTTCAATGGTAGGAGCAAGGCTCTTACCTACGGCGTCAGTAATTTGACCGAGTTCTTTTTCACCGAGTACAATTTCTTCCTCAGTAGTTTTCTTGTCGTTATCCATGATATTTACCCCTTAAGGTTTACTTTGATGGTCTTGATGACCTTTTGTGACTGAGTAGCCACTGCTGCAGCGTCACGGAGGACAATGCGTTTTATATGAGGCTTAGCGTCTGAGAGTGAACTTGCATCTGCTGATTCCTCTAGACGGGCAGTAAGATTTTTGAGGACCTTCACTGCGTCTTTAACTTCATCATCAGGCATGTGCTTAACTTTGTCAAGTAGGGAAGCCCTAGAAAATTGCTCAAACTCCTTACGCACTTCGTCCATACTCTTACCGGCAACCTCATTGAATGAGCGTGCGGTAATCATGGCGTCAGGGTTTGCAGGTATAGATACGATTGAGAACTCAAGCATCTCCATTTGTAGGATTGTACGGTAATCTTCTGACCACTCTTTGACAATACCACCGATAGATACGGCATTCAGATAGCCCCCCTTAACAAGGTTGTAGACTGTCTGTGCAAACGGATATTCCTCAAGAGCTAGCTGGAAGCGTGCCGTCATCTTGTTCTTAGTCTGCTTAATCTTCAGGGTCTTACCAATAGGGAAGCCCCAATAATCGTGACCATAGAGGACCACAGGGTTCTTTTCAATGTAGTTCTTAACGTCAATGCCGTCTGTGAGAATCTGCTCACGGTGACGGTCCTCACCTGAAGTGGTGACAACAGCTTCAAGAATACCGTTATCAGCATCAAGCTCTTTAGTGCTACCTTGTTCAAGGTGCATATGGAACTGGACCTTTTCGCCCACTTCCCTCTTGATTATTTCCGGCTGCTTGTTGTCATCCATAATTTTTTATTCCTTCTATGAGTATATTACATTTATTCTACTACAAACACTACCTTTTTACCTCACAGGTAGAATTGTACACCTACAGTTAGGGTGAAGCGGTGGGCTATCTATGTCGTCATAGGAGTTCTCATGAGCCTCCCCATTAGAATCTTCATAGCTCTCACCTTCTTTGACATAAGTATCATCAAGCCCTATGGTCTTACCCTCAAACGGAGTACACAACTCACAGGCGTCCGGATTGACATACCACTCTTTACCCTTGACGTAGCCGGTCTGACGGTAGGCTTCATTAGTAGCTTCATTGCTAGCGTTCAATGTTTCAGTCCGCGCCACACGCAACGTGCGGTACTTCTCAGCATCACCATAGATAGCATCAACACGCTTGCGCAATTTGCTCAGGCTCTCACCCTCCTGAATGCCCTCAGCAAGAGACTTGTTCAACTTCTCTAGCGTCTGGTCATTGAAGTTCTGAGCCATCTTCTGAGTGCGTGCCTTGACGTACTTCTCATAGCGCGCATTAAGAACAAACTCACCTTCCTCATCACCGGCAAATATCATAGCTAGAGCGCCCTGCTCTTTGCCTAAGTCAGCCATCACAGGGACCAGTGAATCAAGTAGCTTCTTATCATAGGCAGCATCATCAAAGAGCTTCTGCTGAGCTTCCTTAGTGAGACCCTTGCCAGCCAATGCCTCAAGGTTTACCAGAGCCTCCTCATGCTGCTCCTGCAGGATAGGCTTCATCTTCTTCTTATAAGACCGCTCATAGGCACTCTGGTTCCTCATAAGTGCAAGGCGGAAGTTCTCTTTATTTTCAGCGTTTATTGTGGTAGTGTTTGTCTCTGATTCTGAGGAGGATTCATCTTTTTTTTTTGGCTCAACGGTGGTAGCTGGTGCTGCCTTCCGCCGTATCTTGAGGACTATGCCTTTGCTCTCAGTGCTGGAACCAGAGCCACCGCTAATAGATTCACTGATAGGGAATGAACTGAGTGGTGCGCGCAAGTCATTGCCACCTTCAACTTCATCAAGCCCATCCTCATTGCGTATCTCATTACGTGATACCCAACGGTCCACGCCTTTGTCACGCTTGTTGAGTTCATACTCTTTGTCTGCAGGGATAATGTTACGGTGTCCAATGGTCAGGTCTTTATCTGCAGGGTAGTAGCGTTCAATGGCAAAGTCTACAATGGCGTCAAACTTCTTGAACATGTTATTGATATTCCACTTAAGGAAGATGTACTCAAGCGTCTCAATGTTTGCACGTCCTAGACCAGTACCTTCTGATAGCTTACCTAGCAAGGCAAGAGGCACACGGAACATCATGCTCACATCTTCCTGTGACATTTTGCGGAGCGCGCCCATATCAATCTCATCAAGTCCTAAGCCTACCTTTGTGAAGGCAGCCTCTGAAGCACGGATGATAGCTACCTTGCCGGCGCTGTCAATGCCTTCATATTTAGAGCGCCATGCACGGACAAACTTCTTAAAGGCGTTCTTAGTGACCTCACCCTTAATCTCAAGGATGCCGGACAGACCAGCATTGTTATCAAAGAAGTTACGTGTGAACCGGCTGGTGAGTTCATCAGTGGCAATGTAGTCATCACCTGATTCAACGGTACTCTTGCCGTGGTAGGGGTCCTTAGGATTGAACTGCTTGAAGTGCAGAATCTCATTGACTTCTAATGGAATAGGCTTGCCTTGTGACCGGCGGATGAAGTAGCCATTGATGTCACCATTGTCATCAAGGTCAATACCCACACGGTCCGGACGGAGAATGACTATCTCACGTGGACGCCCTGTGGTTTGACCTAGAGCCATGTACCAGTAACACTCACCCTGCAGCTTAAGGAATGATGCAGTGGCTTCCCATAGGTCATAGTTGCTGAAGCTACTAGCCTTAACGTCCTTGCCTGATGGACGGCGTAGGAGCTGCAGGAACTCATGCTCAGTGGCTTCTTGCTGGTCACCCTTCTTGCGGTAAGCAATAGGTTCATACATGCCACCAGCAGCCTCACCAATGAGACTGACGCAAGCCTGCACAATACCTTTGTAGGCATCTAGCTTCTTCAGACTGCGTGAATCCACGCCAATGTTAGATACAATACCAAAAGATTCTTCTTCTTTACCGAAGCCGAACAAGCGCTTGCCTATGATGATGTCTCTACCGAATGCTCTAAACTGTCTAGTTTTTGCCATATTGCTTGTCCTTTTGTTCTAATTGTACATCAATCCACATAAATATCATCCTCATCTACAACATCATTAGTAGGCGTAAAGGTCAGGCAGAAGCTATCCCAAGTGTCAGGAGATTCAACACCGCGCTCCTTCATCTTTTCTTTAGGCTCCATTTGCAACTTACCTGAAGGTGTCTGCTTGTAGTATATCTCCTTACCCTCATCAAAGCCACTATCCTTAACCAGTTTGTGCGCAGACTTCAATGCCTTGCGCGCCTTCCAGTTCACCATAGCACGGTTGTTAGCAAACCTGCGCCGGTCTGACTTCTGGTCCTGAGATAGTTCCTGACCCCTCTCAGTGACTTCCTTATGTGGTGATTCACCGGCAAGCATGCGCTTAAACAGGATGTCATGCTTATTCTTAAGTATATCCCCTAGACCATGACCAACGCCACCATCATCTATGATAATCCGGTAGTCACCAATATGGTACTTGCGCCGGTAATCCATCACGCGGTCTGCCTGATTGTCAAGGTCATCATCACGGTTGCGCTCTAGGACCATAGAGAAGTTGTGCTTAGGGAAGCGCAGGGTGAACACTGTCTCATTGTCTCCACCTGCAGCAACGTCCACGCCTAGCACAGGGTCATCATCAAGGACCTGATACTCATGCTCATGACCTTCCTCATCCCACTTAGCCATGATGATAGTGCCATCCTCACGCTTACGGTACTGTAGCTCAGGCATGGTCTCAAGCCTAGCGCCGTCAAGCGTAGCGTCTACTACAAGGCGCCTGTAACCATCAGAACGAACTTCACCCTGCTCAGGGAATAAGCACTCATACAGGATGTCAAAGAAGGCTTCCTCACGCATCTCATCAATGAAGCGCTGTGAGTAACGTCCTTCTGATAGAGCCTGATGATAGTCTACCCATATCTTCTCATACAGTTCACTGCGCCACGTCCTTAGGAAGTGACCACGCGTGAAGGGGTTACCAATCTCTAGCAGGAAGGTACCCTCATCTGATTGCTCATGACCACCCACCATACGCTTGATGGTGGCATAGAGGTCATCAGGAATCAGAGCGCTCTCATCCAGTATTACATTAGGCGCACCGAATCCCATCAAGGCATCCTTTGTGCGCTGCCTATTCCTAGCATCTGCAGACAGGACCATAATCTCACCGCCTCTCCTAAAGGTCAGGTGTGTCTTACTCTTATGCTGCTTGAGTTTCTCCATAGTCTCATCAAAGATTAGCTGACGCTGGAAGTAGCTATCATCAAAGATGTGCTTGATGATATACCCCATGATAATCTCTGCCTTCTTTTGCTCAGGTGCCACAAGCAGCCACTTCTCCGGCTTAGTAGCAACACGCTCAAGGACCGCCTGCGCCACTATCTCAGACTTACCGTACTGTGTAGGTAGAATAAGCTGGACACGCCTAGCAACACGTCCAATGATGATGCCGGCTATGAGTAGTTGAGTACGTGTGTAATCAAACGGTTCACCGTTATCCTTCTTAAACATCCGTAGCAGGAGGCGTATCTGCTCCAGCTTTTGTTCCGACAGGCTTAATGTCGTCTCGTATTGTATTGAACCACTTATCAAGAGCGTCCTCCTTATCTTTGTAGTCTGCATCATTAGTCTCAATAATCTGCTTGTCAGTCATGTCAGTGACGTTCTTAGCAACGAATATAAAGGACGCAGGAGGGTAGTTACCCTTAAGCCCATTGTCCACTATAAACTCCTTCTGTAGTTGCTTAGCCACGTTATATGCCTGAAAGAAGTCAGGATATTTATAAACAGGTTCAGGTGCTTCAGGGTCCTCCACAGCGTCAGCCCAATTCTTGAGCGTCCGGTAGGTTACACCAATCTTCCTAGCAAAGCCTTCAATGGTAGGCAGGTCATTAGGTATCATCTTGAACTTCCGCTTTTCTGATACCTTCACACCGGTCTTAGCGGAGTATCTAATCTCCTCCTCCACCGTCTCCTTGTTGAACTTATCAACCATCATATGCTCAATGAGCTGCACCGCGTACTCCGGCTTATAGCTTGATGGACGTCCGAAGCTGTACACTAGCATCCCTGCCTCACTGAGCTGTGTCTCAGGGTGTTTGATTTTCACATGAACAGTCAGACCACTAGCACGCTTGAAGGTCTTATCACAATGCTCACAGTTGAGCAGAGGCTGGTCTTTAGGTTTGTCTTGCTTCTTTGCCATGATGTATTACCCTCCTCATTGTAACCCCTCGCTTGAGAGTTACGCTATCTACATCCGGATTAGTCCCTAGCTCAACACGCGCTCTCCCTACGGCTTCAGCAAACACAGGCACCTCAGCATCTAGGTCAATCATCTTGCGCTTGCCACTGAAGGCAGGACGCTTCTCAGGGATAATGAGTATCAGGTCATAGCCATTGTCTGCAGCGTACTGCATAGGCTTGCTGTCTACCACTAGGTTCTTGTGCGTCAGGTGCAGGTAATGATTCATGTTGATTTCTTTGAGGCGGTCCACGTATGGCTCCCAATCCATGCCCTTCACAAAGATGCGTAGGTCATAGCCTGCGCGTCCTGCCCACCGGACACTCTTGTTGATAAGCTTAATGTCACTGGATTGTATTGCTACTAATAACTTCATGATAACTCCTCATCTGTGCGCAGCCATTCTCCGGTCTGCTTCTGTTTAGTGAATGTGATTTTAGTCACAGTATCATCAGGATACAGGACTACATTGTGGTCATTGTGACCAAAGACGGTATCCCAATCTATGATAACCTGATAGCCTCTCTGCTTCACGTACAGCCCATAGTTCACGTCCGGACCATACGGCTGAGAGGAACCACTATAGTAATCATGATTGAGGTACAAGTCCTTGCGTGTGGCATAGCCATAGAATCCGCCGGCATCTATCTGCTGGTATCCCTTTGAGGGCATGACAGTGTTTGCGCGTGTAGGATGGTGGATGTCATCTACCTCCCATGCTCCAATCATTTTGACGCCCCACCTGCCACACTGGACGCCTTGCACAAAGCCTACCTTAGGGTCTATCATCAACGGCTTGATAAGGCTGCAGAAGCAGTCCACATCAAAGACAGTATCATCCTCAAGAGCTACTACAATCTCACCCTCAAGCTTAGCTATCAGGTGCTTGCTCTGGTTCTTGATGTAGGCAATACGTTGCCGGCGCTGTGCCACGCGGACCTCATTAGGATGATGGTCACTGTTGCGGATAATCTCACAGGCGCGGTATCCGTATTCCTCTGCAAAGCGCTTCAGTTTGTTATGGATGAATGGCTCATCAATGTCCACTATGAATGCGAGGTTAGTGTTCTCAGGCTTGTGGATACCCTGTGTATTCTTGAGGTTCTCTAGCCAGCGCTCAACAGCCCACCGTCTAGTGAAGGCACAGAAGATGGTTATGATAGGAGGGTTTATTACTTCTGACATAATCCCTCCAGCGCCTCACGATACATAGGCTCCATGACCTTCCAATCAATCTGCTTAGCAATGGCGTCAGCTATCAGGCTCTGGTCTGCCATATCATCACGGCGTGCTAGCTCATCAATCTTCTCAGCAAGCAGCATAGGGTTTACACCATAAATATCTACTATCATGCGTGGCTTGAACTCTCCTACCTTCTGAGCAGGCAGTAACCAACTAGGAGGCAGTAGATGATTGTTAGGTGACAGGTCAGGCATAATGACCGGCATACCGGTACTGAGCGCCTCATTGAGTGGCAGGCAGTTACCGCCATAGCGTCTAGGCAGCAGCAGTACATCCATATTCTCATAGAGCTTAGCGTAGTCATCTACCAGAGACGTATCAAAGAAGTGCAGCTTAGGGTTACCCTTGCCACGCTTAATCCATTCATCAAGGTACTTAGGTGACTGGACAGTAACGTATATCTCAACATCCTCATTGATATGCTCAACGGCATCCAGCACAGTCTCAGTGCCATTGCGGTCAAAGGCTGCAGGCTTGCCAGCAATGTGCAGGAACTTCTTTGCTTCAGTCTTGACCTGCAGTGGTAGCAGCTCACGGTTCACCGGACAGTGCAGGTACACATGCTCAATGTGGCGTGCATCACAGAACTCCTGAATCTGCTCATAGTGCCAGCGTGAAGGTGCTATCAGCATGTCAGGCGTAGGTAGGTTAGGGTGAGAGTACCAATCAAAGAACTCATAATTGTACTGCACGGCAACCTTGACGCCTAGCTCACGCGCGCGCTCATAGAGCCAATAATTGTATGGAGATTCAGCCACAAACACCACATCAAGGTCAGCAAGGAACTCGTTGATATTGTGCGACTTAGGGAATCCCTGCACTACTTGAGCATTAGGGTATCTATCTAGGTGACTGACGTTGCCATTCAGGTGTCCAATGTCCACAACCATAGTCTTGTCCGGCTTCATGTGCTTGTAGAACTCATAGGTCTGATTACCTAAGCCGGTATTGTCTGCACGTGCTACTAATCCTATACGCATTACAGTTCCTCCATGTACTTATCAGCAAGACCCCATTTGATAGCCTTGCCTGCTTCTATCCAAAAGTTATCATCCTTCATGTGTTCTTCAAGGTCCGGCACCTCAGCATAGGTCTGATAGTGCTTGAGCAGTGTCTTTGTCCAGCGCCTAAAGTGGTCACTGTCACGCTCAATCTGCAGAGGCGTTGTCTTGCGGTAGCCATCAAACTGACCATAATGAATCAGATGTTCAGCAGTCTTGCTGATGTACCGGTGACCTTTAGTACCGGTGACTGCAAGGATAGAGCCACTGCTCAGAGCAACCTGAGTGACAATGGTCTTGACAATGATGCCCTTAGTCTTTGCTAACTCAACAAGGTGGCAGAGGTGCATGCACAGCCATCCGTTACCGCCATTGCTGTTTATCCATATCTCAATAGGCTGAGGCTCACGCTGCTTGCTCAGTTCCTCAATCTTCTTAGTGAGAGGGATGATAATGCCTTCCTGAAGCTCATCATCAAACTCCCCTAGAATGAAGAACTTGTTACCGTCATGGTACTTGTTAGGCGTCTGTTGATTCTGTTGATTCATTTGTAGCTTCCTCCGCTATTGTGTTTAACTCTTTGGTCAGTTTACGGTACATCTTAATCATGGTGGCTGCATAGAGCAGGCTGCTCACAAAGCCCTTGAACATGTTAGCCTGCTTCTCAGGTGCATCAGGAATCTTGCTCTCATAGAATGCGGTCATACGGCTCAGGCGGTCCAGCCGGCGGTTCATCTTCTCATCAGCCGGCACTTGATAACGCCGTGCTAGTTCAACAATTTTGTCATTCATTTTTTGTCACCCTTGTTTACCGGTTTTATTATCATGTCATACTTAGGGTCCGCACCGCGCCCATCAGTATGATAGCTACGCTTAATACCAAGACTATCAGAACTAGGGCAGTATATCCATAAGCGCCATAGCTTCCAGCCTGCCTCACCCTCACGCTCAATGTGGCTGTGGACTACGCCGTGCATCACATCCTCAATCATAGTCTTGCTCTCAGGATTAAAGTGGTTATCAATCATCCACTTATAGAAGGCTGTATCAGCAAGGTGTGGACGCTGAGACCATTGCATAGTCCGCATCATAGGGCAGACGTTCATACCGCCCATGTGCTGAGGCTTCTCATCAAGCATCAGGTGCTTGTGGTCCGGTAGGATAAGCTCCTCGTGGTGGAAGCGGATGACATTAGCATTGCCATGAATCACCTGATTGACCAGCGCCGACCATTCAATCTGACGGTCAGGCGTGACAGGTGCATCATGCTCAACGTACAGAATGGTAGGCGTCTTGACTAGCTTCAGGACCTCACGCGCCATGCCTGCCTGATGCATGTGCTTATCAAAGATGACCGGCACCACGTTCTTCCACTCGTTATTACAGAGCCACAGGACACGCTTCATGTACTCTAGGTAATCATCAAAGCGGTCACGCTGCTGGTGGCGGATGCCATCAAAGCTAATGATAATCTCTGAGGTAGGTAGCTGAGCGCGGACGCTTGCTATGGTCTCCTCAATGATAGACGTGTCAGGATGAGCCGGTATGACACTGGTAGGTATGATGACCGTGATAAGGTTCCTGCTGTCCTCAGGCAGTGGTTCATAGCCACTAACGGCTTCAATATCACGGATGATGTCATAGACCAACCGGCGCTTGTATTGCTGCCACCAGCTAAACACCCACACGCTCTCAATGCTGTCATAGCGTTCTACTGCAGCAATGGTCTGACCCTGAAGCTGCTCATAGTCTGTGATGGTCCGGAAGGGAATAGGCTCACCAAAGAACCACTCCCAATACTTCTCACTGAAGCCACCCTTAGGAGCGTAGGTATCTGCTATAGGAATACAGCCAGCTTCTAGCGCCTCAAACAATCTGAAGCTGTCCGGTGTCTCAGGACCCGAAGGGGCAGGAGCAACCTTAGCTGAAGCCATTGACTTGTAATAGATGTCATGAGGCTCACCTTGAGTGAAGCCTTTTGTAGGTATGAATAGTCCAGTCAGGTGATTGACATGCTCAAACTCCACCATAGTCTGATGAGCCTTGAGCAATTCCTGCCGGCGCGGATGAGTAATTTGTCCAGCAAAGAAGTAATCAAGTGGACGCTCTTGAGCTTCAGCCTTGTACTTAGGCAACCATTCTCTAGCCTGTGGAGGATAGCCGGTGCCTAGTTTGCCATAGTTATCATGGCGCCCTTCACGTGGTGACATGACCCATATACGGATGTTAGGATGCTTGACCTTCTCTACAGGGAAGCTAGCCTCCTCATCACCAGTCAGCATCAGGACCACCCACTTCATAGCCTTGAGCTTAGTGTTCAGCTCATCAATGTAATCTACTTGCGCGCGCGCAGGGAAGATGATGACGGCGCCTTCATGGTTACCAGCCTTCCAGCTATCAAAGGATTCATAGTGCTGGTAGTGGTAGCCTTTTGCAGGGTCCCACATTTCACGTGAAAAGACACCCTCTAGCATACCCATATCCCAATAGCCACGTGGAGGCGTGTCAGGGTTTAGGCTGAGCCATAGAATAGGAATCATGCTATCTCCTTGTGGAAGTACCAATGCTCCTCATGGTCTGTTGCAATATGTTCACCGGTATAGCCTAAGCTCTCTAGGTAAGCTATTGTGTCCTCACGCTTAACACCGTAGTCACGTTCACCTAAGTCAGGATGTATAGAGACGTATACCTTGATAGCATGAGCCTTAAGGGTGTTCTCTGCACCCTTTAGGATGAGCAGCTCAGAGCCTTCAGTGTCCATAGTAATTGCTGTGGGAACAATACCGGTCTGCTTGACGTAATCATCAAGCTTAATCTCAGGGACCTTTGCACTGTTCTCATGGATATACGTGTATGAAAGCTTATCAATAGGGTCAGCCTTAGCCTCCTCAGGGAAGGTATTGAATGGCAGCACTTCCTTGCTTGTTGTCTTGTCAGAGAACAAACCAAAGTAACAGGCTAATGGTTCTGCATCAAAGTTCCTATGCCAAAGCATCTCAATGTTGCCCCAAAACTGCGGAGTAGGTTCAATCAGAACCATGTTGCTAGGATGGACAATTTGACCATAGACTACGGACAACCAGCCAACCTCAGCGCCAATGTCAAAGAGAATATCACCACGCTCTAGGTGCTGTTGCATGTGGCGCGTGCGCTCCATCTCCCATGAATCAAAGACGTCCCAATCTGATAGAGGCTTATTCATCCAAACATTGAACTCATAGTGTCCAGTCTGACCTATGCGCAGGTACCCCTTAAGGTCCCACTCAATATCTTTACGCTTGATGTTCATGGACTACCTCCTCTATTATGTGTTGCCAACGCTGCACGTAGGTATGATTAGCCTTGACGTGTTCATGACCGGCGCGCCGGATAGCCTCGCGTTCCTCATCATGCTCTAGGTAATAATCTATCAACTGCTTAAGCTGCTCAAAGTTATTGAAGTCATAAAAGACTAGGTGCTTGCGGTCCTCAAAGTGGTCACCCATTCCCTGAATGTATGGATGAATGATAAAGCCACCGCGTCCTAATGTCTCATATACGCGGTCTGACCAGTAGTAAGGATAATCAAAGTTGATGCAGAGGCTGTCACCTACCGCAACCTTAGTGTCACCATAGAGCTGATTGAGCTTGTGACCACGTACTGTGCCGGTCTGTCCATCACCGCCTACGTGCAGGAACCTGTCACCATAGGTAGCGCGGAGCCAATCAATAAGCTTAGGACGGTAAGCCCACTCAGGGTGATACCCCTTAGAGCCTACAAACGCAACGTCTGTGTAGTATTGCTTAGGCGGTAGAGCCTTAGTCATGTAGCACTCATCATGGAATACTGCTGCCTGCAGGTAATGTCCTTTGACGTCTGTGTTCTCATTGAACCAGTCAGCCATCTTTTTATCTACAGTAAAGAAGTGTTCCACGTACTTGTATACAGGGTCTCTCTCAAGGTCCTTCTGACGCTGGAGACCAAACCACAAGTCAAGATGATAGGCAACGCTAGGGATACCCTCAGCCTTGAGTGTCTGCAGCACTGCATCCATCTGCAGTCCTGAGATGCTAGGCGTGCGCCAGCCATGCGTATGAACCCATACAAACATATCTGACTGTAGAGCTTCCTCGCGGATAAGCTCTGCGTTAGCCTGCGTCTCCTGCAGTGCTACAACCTCATGACCCAATGCCTCTAATGACTTCTTATGGTGTGATTCACTTGAATAATCAACACTAAAATTACCTAGAAATGCTACTCTCATCACGTTCCCTCCGTGTTCGTTTGTTAAGATTGTATACCCTATGAGGAAGCTCCTCAAACTGTAGCTTGAACTTCTCCAATGTGGTACCAGATTTTTTGCTGCGTGTAGCCATTTTAGATGTCGTCCTTTTACGCTGACCCCATAATACCATAACCGCATTCTCCTAAACAATAGGGACCACATCAATACAGGCGGACGACAAATAGCTTCACTTAAGAGACTGTTTGAACCTGCATGCTGTGGTCCCTATTACATAGGATATAGCATAATCAGTGAGACGTCTGCTGTTATATTCTACTTAGAATGTGCTGACCGTAAAGATATCTTCCACCTTCTACGCCATACCCCTCAAAGATTTTCATAGCTACTGCCATGTCTGAGGGTGATGGACTGCCTGTGACTATTGCATAAGCCTGAGGCGTTTGCCTTTGCATCTCATGGAGTACAAAGTCTAGCTGACCTACATAGTCAGCCGGCATATCATAACGCCGGTTAGGATGCCACTGAGCTAGACCCCACGCAACACCACCATCTCCGGTCTTGTTCGTATGGTCAAGTTTGCTCTCAGCAATTAAGTTGCCTACAAGGTAAGCTGCTGCAGTCTTGCTCAGCCCCTTATCCATGTAGTGTGCAAGAGCAGTACCGACTTTATCAGCCGGCGCCCCTCCCACACTGAAGCTTAGTGAAGCTATGTACTGCTCACGCTGAATCTTAGCCTGCAGCTTGCGCTGTAGCTCCTCATTCTGCTTCTGCAGTTCAAGCTGTTTCTCTTGCTCCTGTTTAAGCTGAAGGTCCTTCTGACGCATCACATCATCCTTGCTCTTAATCTCAAGCTGAAGGTGCTGCTTTTCAGACCGTTCAATGTTCAGGAGTTGAGTGCGCTTCCCTATGGCATATGCCGTAGGTAGGCTGATGACAATAGCTACTAGAGCAATTATCAAGAATGGTTTTTCTAACTTCATACTTTACAGTTGCTCCGTTAAGATATAACTCTTTTCTGGTGCTTCCTCATTATACACGAAAAGCACAGCCATTTTGCCATCAGGCGTGATGCCTCCTCTGGTCTCCAGTTTGTCAAAGAACTTATTTACATAGCGCCTACAGGCAGCTATCTTCCGTGCCTCAATCCGTTCCTTCAGGACTTGAGCCGGATGTTTTATATCCCATACTTTTTGCATTAGATTACCCTCCATGCGTGTTAGTTGTTTTGGTTAGTTGTAGAGACCTTGCAGACGCTGCAGCCCTCTTGCGCTAGGGTCCATGAATAACATATCACCCTTGCCGGTTAGCTTCTCTGCGCCCTCAGTGTCTAGGATGACACGGCTGTTCACACCTGAGGTGGTCATGAAGGCAATCTTTGTAGGGATGTTTGCCTTGATGAGACCGGTCACCACGTCTGCAGACGGACGCTGCGTGGCAAGCACTAGGTGGATACCAACGGCGCGTGCCTTCTGTGCAATGCGGATGATAGAGTGTTCTGCGCTAGGTGGCGCGGTCTGCTCAATGGTCATCTTGATTGCTTCTTTAGTAGCCTTCTGAGTTAGCTTGCCTGACTTGCTCTCACCAATGATGTACATGAGGTTCTCATTGAACCTCTTGATGTCCATACTGATAACGCTAGGCGCAAGGTCAGTCATCATAAGGTCAGCAAACTCATCCAGCACAATAACTATCTTAGGCATCTTGCCACGGAACTCCTCAATGGTCCGCTTGCCTGCCTTACGCAGGACCTTGTAGCGCCGGTCCATCTCCTCCACCATCTCATTGAGCGTGTGCGCTGCATCTACGTTGCTGGTAACTACCGGCTTGTAGAGGTGAGGCACTGTCTCAAACTGTGTCAGCTCAACCTGCTTAGGGTCAATGAGGACCAGCTTCAGAGCTTCAGGAGTGTTCTGCTTGATGAGTGATGTCAGCAGCACGTTCAGCATGACGGACTTACCTGAGCCTGTAGCACCGGCAATTAGCAGGTGTGGCATATCAGAGAGGTCCTTGTGCTTTACGTTACCGCGTACATCAACACCTATAGGAATGTTCAAGCTATTAGGGATGAAGTGCTGCTCAGCAAGAGCCACGGTGGTCCGGACTTTGTTAGGCACTTCAACACCCACTAGGTTAGTACCCATGATAGGAGCGTCAATGCGCACGCCTTCTGATTCCAGAGCTAGCGCAAGGTCATTACTCATGCGCGCAAACTTGCTCATAGGAATGCCTCTAGCAGGCTTGAAGGTGTACTGTGTGACGGATGCTCCAATGTGTGTATCAGCCACTTCAACCGGCATACCGAACTCCTGAAGCTTCAGGCGGATACGTTCCTCCGGCTTAAGGTCTGCGTTCTCCACACGGTCAGAGGCACTAGGGATGTACTGCTTCTCAGTGAATGCTACAGCCTCAGTCTTACGGCTGACTGGTGTAGGACGGTCAATGCCTATCACGCCTAAGCGGAAGGTCTCAAAGCTGTCCTGACCATCAAACATGTCAGAAGGGTTAGGTAGGAACACCATATCAGGATTAGCTAGCAGGCGCGTACAGCCATCATATAGCTTGTAGAATACTGCAGCGTCACCAATGATGTCCTTGAACTCCAGCGTGTAAGGCTGAATCTGTGGCGTGTTGTCGCGGTTCTTTGTGGTCTTGCATTCATTGAAGATGATGCGCGCCGGAGCCTCACCGTACTTAGCCTTGACTAAGTGGTACAGGAACATACCCTGTAGGAAGTGGTTAGGGTTCTCCACGCTGCCATCAGAATAGCCGGCAACAAACTTGTGGTCCACTATCTCAAGCTCACCTAATTCATTGCGCACCAGCAGGTCAAGGAATCCCTTTGCAGGTAGACCTAACTCCTCACCGGTCACGGTGGTCAGCTTGTCAGTGATGCCTAACTCAACGCCTAGAATCTCATGGAACTTAGGCATCTCAGCAAAGTAGAAGTTGATAGCATTGTTATATGTCTCAAGCATCTTCTGCCGGCTGCCGGTCTTACCATAGTTAATGCCACTATCAGAGGTCTGCTGAATCATGTCCAGCCCCATACCAATAGCTTCCTCAACTTCCGCACCGTTAAAGTACGTCTCTAGTGCCTTGTGAGCAGCCTTGCCTACCACGCTGGTAGGAGAGGCAATGTCACCATAGACCTTTAGTATGTAGCGCTTCTTAAACGCAAGGGGATTCCGTAGGAACATCCCCATACTGGAATAGCTCCAGTAATCAATCAGATTGTTGTTTTGCATCTTTGTCGTCCTTTACTTCAGATGTGGTACTATCGTACTCCTTTTGCTTATCGTTGTCAATGTAGTTGAATCCATCATCACCTACCTCAGACTGGTCCGCTAGGATAGCCTGCTGCAGTTGTGTATTCATAGGACCAAACTTACTAATCAGAAGCTTAAGGACTGTCTTGAGAGCCATGAACTCAAAGCCGTCAGCCTCCGCCCATAGACCATAGCCTTTAGCGTATGACTTGCTGTACTTCTTTGCATGCTTCTTGAGGTCATCAACCTCCATGTATAGAGTTTTCTCAAAGCCGGTATTGAGACGGAAGTAAGCAACGTAGCCAACAATAGGCGTCTTATCGCGCTCCTTCCTATCATCAATCCAGTTGAACTCAAACTCTCCACTCAGGCGGTCAAAGCTTTTTATCTCACCGGCGCGGACGTCAGTTGAGTTGATAGTCTTATAGTGACCACTGCGCTGAGCTAGCTGGATGAATCCCTTATAGCCCATCTGGAACTGAGCCTCAACCGTAGTCACCCACTTATTGCGTGTGCGCTCTACGCCTTTGCCGTCAAGATACTTCTCCTCAATCTTTTGATTGTTATTGTAGGGTATGATGTACGCAAAGCCTAGATTAGGATTGATAGGCAAGTCCATTGAGGCTGCTGTTATGGCAGCACTCAGTACGGTCTGCGGTTCACATTGCTGCAGCATAGCGTTCTGATTCAGGACTGACATGAGGGTAGCTGTAAACTGACCAGCATTTTTATTAAGCAATGCCTCAATCCTTTTCTGAACTGCATCACTGCGCAGGTATGCTTGCACACTGACGGTAGGTTTGTTGTCTGCCATTAAGTGTCCTCCACTTAAGTTGATATTAGAGTACCGTTATTTACGGTGAGCTGCTACCACATGGTAAGCAACAATGAACAGCGCTGTGCCTAAGGCATAGAAGCCTGCAGCAAGTGCTACTACGTGGTCAAACTTAGTGACCATCAATCCGCCCACTAGGACACGGAAGGCAAGCTCTACAAGCCATCCGGCGCTCTTTAGCTGCCAGCCTTTATTAACTGCTGGTGCTGTTGAAGCATCCTCTTTAGGTTGATTGTTTTTGGTTTTTTTTGATGTAGCCATTTGTCGTCCTTTCGTCATTAGGTTACATAAGAAGTGTATCAAAGTTCTTTAGAGTTGTCAATACTTATTTAGACTTTTTATCCGGCGTAAAGCTATCTACCTTCTTGACAATCTCCTCAGCGTAGTCACGCATGAACTTGAGCTTATATTCAAGGTCACGCAGATTAGTACCTAGAGCAGCCTTAATAAGTCCTACAAACTCCTCATTGCTATAGCTTCTAGTATCGCCATTGAAGGCGCCACGCCATGCGTCAGCCACGTTATAGAACTCCTTGCCTTCCTTGAACTTGATGCCTAAAAACTTATTCATCCACCGCACGTATCTAAGAAGCTCCTCATAACGTGCTTCAATGTCAAGCTTCATATCACGGCGTGCGTCTCTCAGCTTATCGCGGTGAACATCTAACGGTACAGTCTCACGTGCGTCAGTACGCAGGAGTGATGCCACAAAGTCAATGCCTAAAGGTATAGGCTTCAGCTTAGGAGCCTTCTTGATAACCTTAAGAGCGCCATTGACTACAGCCATCATTCCCCAATCTTCAGGAAGCTCACCGTCCTTGACCATCTTCTCATCAGCAATTACAAGCCACCACCTGTGACAGTATTGTTTAGAGGGCAGACACTTATCAGGCTTCTTAACTTCATTGAGCCAATCAGAACGGCTGACCTTTACCTCAAAGCCTTCAAGCTCATTACCGGAACTGTGCCACGCACCTAGTATCATTAGGTCTGCTATGTTGTTTGCACCACCTGTAGATGATGCAACCTGAGTGAGTGGAATATACTTGCCTAGATTAGCAGCGCCATTAGCAGCATGATACTTCTCAATGACCATATGTGTCAGGTCACCGGTCCGGAGTGGTTTATCAGTTATGTACTCACTCACGGCTGATGCTCCTTCATGTAGTCATTGAACCACTTGAGATAGCCTCTGTTTACCTGACGCATCTCACGTAGGATGCGCTCACGGCGTATCCAATGCCAGCGCGGAGTAAATAAATACTCCGCTTCTAGCTGCTCATGGAGACGGATAAAGTTAGGGAATAGCTTAGCAAAGGGGTCCATCAGTCCTCAGCCGGCACATAGTCACGCCGGTTCCTTCCGTCCGTCTTACGGTGATGATTGCGGTTGTTGCGGAGCCGGCGCTTATACGCACTGAGTGGCGTATCAAACGGAGCCTTAGCTCTACGCAGCTTGCGTGCCTGTTCGCGCTTGTGTTTTTTGTTAGCTAGTTTTACCTTGTCCAAAGGCATTGTGTTACCCTCCAATTAGTTTGATGACCGGAACCGTTTTGTTTTTTAGGCAGCCTCCTCATGGTACTTAGCTATGGCATCCTCAGACACTAACCAGTAAGGTGTAGCGCCCATGCTGTAGTTCTTTGCAGTCAGCTTGCCGGACCGGATGAGATTCAGAATGAAGTTATAATTGCTCTCCACGTTATCTCCGCCGGTGCTGTTTTTTATAAGCCCTAACTGAGCTATCTCACGTGGCTTGTAATACTTCTTGCCTTCAATTTTTCTCATAGACCAATCTCCTTCATACCTTTACTTAATGGTTCACTGATTAGTATGATTGCCTCAAGCCCATACAACATAGTTAGATATAGTCCAAAGCAGATGCCTGCTAAGACCAGCCACGGCAGCACGTACTGCGTGAACTTCTGCCACCGGCTCAACTGTTGAGGACCCTCCTTGCGGTAGTAGTCATCTTCATCCCAATAGCCTAAGTGGTTCATAGTGGTCTCCTTCCTACGGCATTGCCGTCATCATCAAAGTAATCAAAGCTGGTCTCTATCTCAGCCTCACCGCGCCATACGTCACGGAAGTACACCAGCTCAGCAGCACGCCCTTCAATGTGATTGTTCTTCACATCCACGTAGGCAGGTAGTGCCTTCTTGCCAGCTAGGAATGACCAGCCGTTTTTAGTGATACCCCACTGTCCGCGTATCTCCTTACCGGCAGCATCACGCTGCTTAAAGATGAGACCATGTAGGCGGAGGTGACTAAAGAAGTTAAAGCGCTTGAAGTCCTCCGGCTCAGTGAAGTCACGGACCATGAAGTTGTTAGCGTCTTTGTCTCCGGCATTCATCTTATCAATGACGTGGAGTGCTGCACGCTTCAGCATCAGGACTTTGTTCTTGCTAAGCTTCTCACGGCGGATGAGAGGGATGCGCTGCTCACAGGCAGGACAAACCTCACCGGCTTCACAGTTAGCCTTAACCATTGCTATTGCTTGTTCTAGGGTAATTGTTGCTTCCATAAATAAACCTACTTGCTTCCCATGATTAGTGCCATGACAGTCACACTTGCATTCCTGCGCGGTGCTGCTGAGGCATTTGATATTACACACATCTAATCCTGCTCCGGCTCATAGTCCGGTTCTTCCGGTTCAGTCAAAGCTTCTTGCTCACTGTCAGTGATACCGTCACACTTAGGATTAGGACACTCAGCCACAGGGACCTCATACGTGTCATGTTCACCGTTCCGCATGGTATCAACCTCTGCGGTCTCAATGGTGTAGTTCACGTGCAGACAGTGACCCTCCTCATCATATTCCTCATTAAGCTCTGAGGTGATTGTTACTGGTCTAGGCATACATACCCTTCCCAAAGAGCGCGAACTGAATCACACAATCAGCGTCATTCATATCCCACTCATCAAAGTCAGCGCCTTTAGCAGCCACTACGCCGGTCAAACCTTTAAGGAACTTACCTAATGTGAGGCGCTCCCATTTGCCGGTATTGATGTCATGGAACTGAATGATGCCACCACGTGCTATGCTCTCACTCACAAACTTAGCGCCCTTAGGAGTGTCGCCATATTCACGGACTTCATCACACCAATGAGTACATCCGCGCATTGCGGAATCTATGATGTTATCTATCTGCTCATTGCTTACTGGTAGTTCTATTTTATGCATCAGGGTCGTCCTTCCTTATGCGTTATCTTTACTACCTCAGTGTACATCAAAGGGTTTAGACTTGTCAAGACTTTTTTATGATTGATTAGGCTTAACAGAGGTATGGTTGTGGAGAACTAATTAAGACACTAGCAGTAGCGTCTTGCAATAATTAGGCGCTGTGATATATGATAGATGCACGCTGCTGACGTAAGAACCTGCAGCCACAAAGTTAAGTAATGAGGGTTGCCTGCAGATGTAAGGTATGCTATTCTTAGTGTATTCTTACGTTAGCTAATCTCTATGAGAAGGCGCCCTCACCGGCGTCCTTTTCTTTGTTATGACTAGGCAGGGTTTATCCTACCCACTAGCAGTCACTAAACAAGCTAGCGCACACTCAATACCGGTGAGCCACAAGGATAATGATAGCTAGACGTATGGCTTGTTATACGTCCTCTGCACTGCATGCACTATGCTGTACCTTAACAATGCTAAACTGGTATCATGGAATGTTCCTATGGTAAATGTAAAGCTCAAGCTAAGTGGCGCTTCTCACCTGATATTGATGTGAGAGGCTTGCATGCTTGTGATGACCACAAGGACACGGTTCAGAATGCGTATATTGTACTGATGACTTCAGGAGACAATGACATATTCTATAGCCTACTAGGTACTAAGAAGCCAAAAGACTAAGCTCCATCTCATGCAGGTAGAGCGCGCTTCAGAGGGTTGCCTCCTCCGGTTACGGAATTAAGAGAGGCTTCTTTGACGTGGCTTAAAACAAAGACCCCTGATTGCTCAGAGGTCACGGAGAGGCTAGCTGTTGCTCTACAGGTAGGAGTGTTCCGACTTGCCTGCAGTGTCATAATGTTACGCTTCACTTTTGTTTTGTTGATGTTTGTTTTAGCAATCAACTGTATACATAATAGCATACAGTGTTATATTTGTCAATACCTTTTATCAACTATGCAGCGCCGTCAGGAGGCGTAGGGAATATGATTACATTCTCCAGTACCTTAATGCCTACAGCACGCTCCTGCGCAAACCTACGCAGCCATACGCGCTTAGCAAGCTCAGGGTACTCATCTATGTATAGGACGTTTTGTGTGTCAGGTTCTTTATCCATAAGCATAGTATAGCAAAGAGCCACCGTATTCCGGAGGCTCTCTCATGTCCGTTGAATGCAGTGGCTCTGTACATAAACCCCTGCTCACACAGCAACCGACTACTAGCAGCATGTATGGTTATTCTATCTGCTACTGACACCGCGCTTGCGCGCCCTTGACCCATGCAAGTCAGTGTTCCGGTGCCTTTAAGGTTGCTGTTTTATACTAGCACAATGCTCAGATTCTTCAATGGATAATTTACCAGTGAATACCTGACAGGTCCAGACGTCATTAAACTTCTGATAAACCTGATACCACATAAAGCCGTAGCACAGGAATGCACCCACGATAACTCCGCAGATGAAGATTAGGACACCCTTCATTAGAGCGTCCTGTTACCGCCATTGCGTAGCGCCCACACAACAACAGCCACGGCAAGCGCTATGACTAACACTGCAATGAAGTTCTGTGTGAAGTACCATACCGCAAGAACAATTAATAGTGCAATGATAATATCCACTACTTTACCTCCGTGTATTCTGGTTTCTTAGCTGAGCCTAGAAGGACCCCAATCTTAGGGAACTTACGCTCAAGCAGGCGGACTATAGTGTAGTACGCTAGGATGATAGCACCGGTCAGCGCAGTCACTGCTGCTCCACTGGTGGCTTCATCCACATTGATACCGCGTGCAGCTAGCCACGCAATGACAGAGCCTACAATGACAGGCACATAGGTTCTTACTAGGCTGGTAATTACATCACTCATATGACCTCCTTAGAAGTTCTTAAAGATGCTCTTAATGAAGTTTACTATAGTCTGGACTAATGCCTCAAGCGCGTTGAGACGCTGGTCCTGTTCTTTGTCATGGTCAGTAGGTACATCCGGCATATCTTCCGGAGGGTCTACTGGTTCAGGTGGATTGCTAGGATTAGCAGGTGTTCCAACCGGACAAGCCTCAGGGTCAGTGGTCAGGTCAGATGACTTGATACCGTTTGCGTTCTGCCATTTGCCGGAGCCTATCTGTCCGAAGCTGTACTCAGTAAGCTGGTAGGTAACCTCACTGACAATGGTGTGTGCGCTGACGTTCTCAATGATGTCACCGGCTGAGTACCAGACTTCTTTACCGTCCTTCATGACAGGGTGACCGTTCTCAAGGTCAATCAGTGGAGTAGCGCGCAGCACGTATAGTGTGCGGTTCTCATCATCAACAACGCTATCCGCCCATGCCGGAGTAGTAGGAGTTGGAGGAATGACTACAGGTGGCGCCCACGGTGTGTCAGCTACTTCAGATACCTTTAGCCCGCCGG